GAACCTTGGTCATAGGAAACTGTTCCTTTATTCCATCCCCCCAATCCACATTAGCCATACCGGGCTTTCTGGATCTAAACTCAACAAACGTATTAAAAGGATTATCAACGACAGGATCAGGTACATAATTATAATCATCGGTATAATAATTTCTAAGTGCCCTATCCCATGTAGTGAACCACACGAACTTGTTGGATGATGCCTCGTATTTATATAATGTCTTAGCCATTACCTATCTTGTTAAAATATTCTACAATAACATTCCTGTCCAATCCCATAGAATCACATAAATACTCCCCTTCTGGTTGACCCCCAAACGATAATACCTTATCCGTATCATGAGCTAAAACATCTCCATTGCCTACAAAGGTACGCCCATCGTCAAATACGATAAGCTTATATGGCTTATACGACCTCGTGTCAATATCAGAAGACCGTGTTGACCTTAACACCGAAGCCTCTGGCGCCATACTAAACCTCCATCCATAATTATTCATAAGCACATAAACCATCTCCATAGGAGTCGACGGAGAGCCATTAGACTGACCCTTTATAAAACCAGAGGGAGCCTGTAATACGCCACTAGGTCTTTTATCATCAGGACCGGAAGCTAAATACATACTTAGATACAATCCATAAAACTGATTCCTTTTGCCATCGGAAGCAGAGGAAGACATAGTGAGATAATCAAATCCCATCACCTTCTCATATAATGTTGATATAAACGTATCACATCGACCTTGGGTTGACAAGCTGAGATGCATATAAAAGCTATTCATAGACCTCATCTCATATATATAATCCGGGAGATTACTTACATCTATATTACTATAACTATATGAAGCGTCGAGACTCTCAATGTTTTCCAACCCCTTACCACTCATATACGGATGCCAGCTCACGACAGACCCATACCATCTGTTTATATGATCGAAGGTCCTTAAGCTAGGATTTATCTTATCCACCTCATCCATAGCCGGGCATGTATTAGGATCAAACGATGACATAGCCACTCCCGGGGATATATATAATTCTTTTAGCTTGCTAAAAGACAGCCATTCCCTTGGATATACCCTAACCCTGCAACCTGCCAAAGATAATGTTACAAGATTAGGCCACATAGAGGGGAATTTCCTTATATTAGAAGACTCCGTATCATTAAAATCAGCCGTTCGACTTAGATTAATGCCTTTTAACTTAGTGAGCCTATCCCAATCGTCTGGTATGGATGTCAATGTCCCTACACCTAATTCGTTAAGTGTTATATACTCTATATTTACCGATCTACGTATCCTATCTTTAGGGATATCGGTTATATTCCCATCGCCGGGAATGGATAAGATTAAGTTGATAATACTTGGGGCGTCTAATATCGGAAATCCTACCATCATTATCCTTGCTGTTTGAACGTATGTAATATCATTCGTAAAAGTCATGGTAATGACCCGCTCTTTATCTAGCCCATCAGCGTAAGCATGATTAGGCGCAGGGATATACTCACTCCCATCTTCCTTATAAAACCACCATGGATGGCTATCCGGATTCTTACGATAACTTATATCCCTTCTCCTGAACATCAACCTATATCGCCCGTATATGGATTCGCTCCTATCCTTCACGAAAGGAAATTGCTCTTTATTCCCGTCACCCCAATCGACCTCGCACATGCCGGGGGTCTTGGAATAAAACTGTATACTCTCATTGTAATTATTAACATCCAATATAGGATCAGGCACGTCATCAGTAGTATCATTCCTGTCAACGCCCCTAAAAGCATATTTGCCTTTAGTAAAAAAGGTTATAGACCCTTTATTCGTATCCTTACATATCAACTTCATACCTCTCCCTCCTCTATTCTTCTAAAATACTCGACAACAGGTGAACTATCAAGCCCTAGATTACTACATATATCTATAGCCTCGTATTTATCGGCAAAACTGTACTTGGACATGCTTTCATCTAACACATCTCCGCTGAACACGGATACATGCCCGTCCTTTACGCCAAGAACGAACGGGGTAATCCTGGCCTTCCCAGCCCGCCGTGCCCTCGTAAGGGCGGCCTTAGAAGCCGGGGCAGGGGCCAAGACCCATGTCTGCCCGTAGTTATTGGTAAGCACATACACCTTCTCCATAGGCGTCTTAGGATTACCGTTACTAACGCCCTTGACGAACCCATCAGGAGCCTGATAAACGCCAGATGGTCTCTTATTGGTAGGAGTTACGGCAGCATATAAATCTAAGGTAAGTTTATAAAACTGATTCCTGTTACCGTCAGAAGCCGTCTGCGACATCGTTATATAACTCCACGACATTATCTTATCATAAAACGTGTTAACGAACGTATCAGCCCTCTCCTGCGTATTTATAAATCTACCACCATCATTCAAAGTCCATATCCTAAATTCCCTTACCTCATACAACCAATCCGGAAGATCATCTACCGGCACCGTGCCTGAATTACAATACGTGCCCTGAATCTTATTCAACTTACCTCCTACCAGATCTTGTTTCCATGAGCTACCACCACCCATAAAGGTAACGCCTGTCTTATCATCTCCAACCTTATCCACCTCATCAAATACAGGTATGTTATTCCTATTGCTAATGATATTTATACCCGCAGCCGGAATAGAATTAAACGCCGGGTCATACGAAGGGATATTACACCAATTGAAATTAAACTCTGTAAGATTCCCCCATTCCGAGAATCTTCTCCAATTAGAATCAGGATCATCCCCGAAGTTAAAAACGCTATTGCATCCGAAATACCTCAGGTTTTTCATATTTAAAAACCCCTCCGGCCAATTATCCCAAACACCAGGGTGAGAAAAAGATCCCATCTGTATATTACGAAGATTAACGCTCTTGCTTATCCTGTCATATGGGATATCCCCATTTTTTAAAACGGATCTAGTCGTATACAAATGAGATATATCAGGAAGATTAACTATAGGGAACTCATGAAGGACAATACCATCCATATTAAATTCCCTATCAATTACGTTAGAGAACCTCATCGTAACCTCTCTACGCCTGATATCGCTATACTTATGTGGGGGAACCGGTATGTATTGTGAGCCATCCTCTTTCTTATACCACCATACGGTATCATCCGGATTCTTCTTATACTCAATGTCAAGAGACCTGAATACAATCCTATAAAAACCATCAGATACCTTAACTAAAGGATATTGATCCTTTGTCCCGTCCCCCCAATCAACGTCCACGAATCCCGGTTTAGATGTCGAGAACCTAAGATTGCGATTAAAAGCATCCGCTAATATTATCGGATCGGGTATATAATCAGCGCCCTTACCATCATAACAAGGGAACCTGTCCTCATTCACTATAAACGTGACATAGGACGCTACCGTGTCGTATCCTGCCAAAAAAGCCATACCATTAATTTATTGAGGTTATATCATAAGACACCCATTCCTTATATCCATTAACCATCTCATATACTTTGTTGATGGTCTTGCATACGACAGCGAATCCGATATCCACGTTAGGGAACTTCTCGTTAAGCTCGTCTATCGTAAGATCCTTGGTTATGCTCTCATCCCACTTACGCATCTCCTTTACCTCCATCAATACCGGCTTTCCTGTAACGCCTATGCTCATGACCCATTCTCCCTCACGGTTGGAATCAGCCAGATCCGGGAAGATCGTAACGCCAAAAAGATCGGAGAGGGTGAAGGTCTCGCCGGTACGGGTGAAGGACGCCGCCGCCCCAGGCGTAAGGACCACCTCGTTCACGGCCAACAGGCTCGTAAGTTTCTTGGCTCCTCCTGATACCGTGGCGTTAAACACGACAGTAACATTACCGGTAGCGCTATTAACGAACTTGATCTCATCCTTATCGCTATTTATAGCTTGTAAACGTGATCCAGATACGATATTCACGATCTCATAGTTCTTGTCATAAGTGCTTTGCAACGTAACATTACCATATCTTGTATCAATCAACGTAATCCACTTAGCCTTACCACCTACTACCTCTACAAGTTTATAAAAAACGTTATTACCATCAGCGTCAACCCATCTAGCTATAGCACCCGGAGCGAAATTAGTCACCTCCCGATCTTGAGTATAACTTATAGTGCTTTCCGTAGGCTTGTTAGACAAAGTAACGTAAAGACATTGCTCTACGTCAGCCTCCATCTTGACTATCCCAGCTCCATCGTAATAATAATCAGGTACATTTTTTTCTCGTATCAACAAGATAGTACCTTCCTTAAGCTTATCGGCGTTAGTTGGATCATCCACGAAAGACTTCATCTGGATATAAGTATCGAAGATAATAGACGTACTCTTATCCTCTATCTTCTGATTGATATCATTGACAATATTATTAATCTCGTCTTTCGTATAATAAGGAGATAAATCAACCTTCGGACCTTCCTGCTCTAAAGCCTGAGTTCCATCCCACCAATAATCAGGCACATCCTTCTCCCGGATCCAGAAGCTATCCCCAACCCGGAGCTTAGCCGTGTTATCCGGGACCGCCAGCCACTTATTCATGGCATCGACCGTATCAAAGATATACGCCGTATTCTTGCCCTCGGCTATACGTCTTACGACAGCCAACTCGCTCTCGACATCGCTAAGTCTTTCCTTTATATTATTGATCTCCCGCTCCAGCTTATCATAATTATCCTCCTGATCTATAGCATCGCCTATAGACATATAGACCTCATTGGTGAGCTTATTATAAGTAATACGGGCTACTTTCTGATAAGAAGTCTTATATGTACTTGCCCCCTTACTAGTATTGCATATAAAATCATATGTGTTTTGATACACGACAGATCCTCCGGTATTGATAAAGTTATACCCATCCTGTCTCATCGTACCGCCCTTATACCCTACAAGCTCAAAAGAGCACTTACCAGTACCTTTGGATCCAAACCATGTGGAGTAGGCTATAAACTGAGTCTCTTCAGGTAATATATCGTAATATTGAGCACGAAGATCCTTTACCGACATCCATACACATTCCTTGCCTGATCCGGTATTATCTCCTCCCCATTTAAGTACGCTTCTTACATGATCGTCATTATTACCGGGACCAGCGAATCCTACGCCTAAATTATCTATGGTAGGAACATTCGAGTTAAGAGCCTCCGTCATCGTATCCAAATCCCTTCCCGAACTCTCATCCCATAAATACCTGAAAGTCACATAATCGACATCCCCGATCTTAAGGCCTCCGGTATTGCTAGGATATGTTTTAGTCACCAGCTCATAATACCACTTTCCGCCCCTAAACGTGACTCTTATTCTCTCCACTTGTCTTGGAGATATAGATACGTACGATCCTCCAACAGAGACGCTGGCGTCATCTTCGGCACGGGTAGCGTCTTCCTTTGGCTCCTCCGGGTCTACCGGAGTATAGATCGTGGCTTGCTTATCACCTGTATTGATAACAACTATATAATAACTGTCCCCGTCAAGACCCTCATCATGAGCCATAGTGACAAAACCTTGCTCGCTATCCGGTCTCCATTCGACTACAACCATATGTTTGTCCATAGGTATACCAGATACGCTATTAACGTAGTTGGTTGATGACATGAAAACAGCATGGTCATCGTAAGCCTGATCCACACGCTGATGTTTGGTGGCCAGACTATCAAGACGTGATATCTCAATGGGGTCGATAACCTCAACCCCATTATAATCATACCACTTATATCCGATCATCGTATTCTCACGACGATATTTCCTTTTCCTTATGACCNCNCCGCCAGCCATGGCGTCGATCATATAATAATCATTGCATGTTCTTACCATAACATCACGGATTAACAAGTTTGACATAAACAAGCCACGATAGTAGCGCCAACAGGAATGGAGGTCAGCGTCGTACCTACCGGGTAGGTCTGGGAGGATGACTCCAGCACCATCACCGACATCCGCTCAACGACCATATTGTTATCCACCAACCTGCTTCCCTCTACATAGAACCGGCCATCGGCTACCTCATAGCACTCGCGCACCGGGACCATATGTCTTTGGCTTTTATCCGCATAATCACAGATCGTGACCTTAGCGCCATCAGGAACAGAGTTAAGCTCATCGCCAGCATGATAATCAGGGTGATCGGAATACACGACATACAATATGGACTTAATGTCCTGTAACGCCGGATTGACCGTCCTGAATCCCTTTAAATGGATTTTATGACCACCAACCTCATAACAGTCATCTACCTCCATGATATTAAGGTCACAGCTTATTACCGTCCAGCCATTAATAACCGCCTGCGTAGGCGTGGTATTGATAGGATGATCAGGATCGGTAGACTCAACGATCTTATAATCGAAAGTCTTTACATCCAGATTTCCGTTCAACGACTCCTGTCTCCTGATCTTCACCGTACCCTTTCCGGTATCATAACAAGTCTCAGTGGTATCGATAAGTCGATCCATATAATCCGGCTCCTCGCATTCGATACGAGCGAAATTGGATGGCAAAGAGGTATATTGAGTACCAACATGGATATCATTATCTGTAGAACTCAATACATGATGATTATACGACCTAGCATGATTTAAAGGATTGATAACGTAAGTGGATTTAACCCTTACCGATCCTCCTGGGGTCGAGTAGCATTCTATAGCGCTCCTCGTAAGACGATCATCTAGCCTATCCAGCTCGCATCTCTCACGGATAAGGCCCGCCGGGATACTATTCATCCTATCCCCTAGCCTATACCCGTTATCGGACGAGTCCACAATCTCCCAGAACTGGTTTCTTTTCCCAAGATCACCGTCATAAGACACCACATGTCTCATGCGTACGCTTCCGGATGATGTCTTGTAACACTCCTCGATATCAATAGGCATCCTATCTTCCATATCCGTGAAATCACAAGACACCAAAGAGAATCCGTCCGGGAGGGTAGCCAGTTCGGCCCCCGGAACGAAGCCGGCGTCATCCGATTCAAGCACCTCGAAGCGGACGTATCTTGCCTTTATCTTGGAGTCATAAGAAACCAACCTACGAAGCTTGACATTGCCATTGCCTCCGTCATAACACTCGACATAAGACCTGATGTCACGCTCCTCCATATCGTCGAAATCACAGACAGTCCTTACCCATGTATCTGGCAAGGAACTGAAGCTGGCGCCCTCAGGTTGTGACGGGTCGGTAGTCTCCAGGACTTTATAGTTCTTATCCCTAACCCCTATATTCCCGTCCCATGACGTGAGAACCTCCAGCTTCACCTTACCGGCCGGTGTCTTATAACATTCTACAGTTACCTCAATATCCCGGTCCTCCATATCCGTGAAGTCACAAACGACCTCAACCCAGTCATCGCTTATGCTGGTAATGAACTTACCTACCGGGTTCTCAGGATCGGTACTTTGCTTGACGCGATACCATTCCTTTCTGGCACCCATCTCATAATCAAATATCTTATATCCCTCTATCTGTACTCTCCCGGTACCGGTATCAAAGCATTTAAGAACCGGTATTATCTCCCTTTGAGTCATGTCCGGGAAATCACATACTATACGATTCCATGTGTCGGGGATAGCGTCATACTCCGTACCGATAGGATTACTATCGTCTGTCGTATTCACCACCTCATAATGGGATACCTCGGGATTCAGACGGGGATCAACCGACTCTACGCCCTCGATCTGGACCTTACCCCCTTCTGTGGCATAACATTTACTTACGAATATCAACTCCCGATCAGTCATCTCGGCTATACTACAATCTATAGCCACCCATTCGGCAGGAACCTTATCTAATTCCGTACCGATAGGAGTATCGACATCCGAGGAGTTGATGATAAATATCTTCTCGGCCAGTATCTCTCCCTTATTATTCATATAGGTATGGATACGAGCCTCTACCTGACCACCCGGCGTACGATAGCATTGGTTGACGATCGACACACGGGCGTCTTTGATGTTAATGAACTGATAGTCCTTTCTAGGGACATCGCTTACAAGTCTCTTTACTCCTTTATCATCGAAGTAAACGTAACACCCGTCATTCCTCATCATGACCGGATACGTCTTTCCGTCTATTACAACCCCTGAGAAGTCATCTGGCGGAACGGAGAAACCCATGCTTCCGAATANAAAAGCCAGTCTCTTTAAATACTCATTAATAGCGGACATATTATATCGTTTAATTATTCACCTCAAAGATATATATAATTATTTTTGAACGTAATTAAAAACATAAGATGTATGAGAAGAAGAATGTTCTTTAACAAAAAAGCCAACAACACGATATTGTTATTTCATTTTAACAATGATTTCAAATATATCGGAAAGAACGTAGGCCCTGTTACATGGGGGGGGGGATCATATGTCTCAGGCAAATTTGATCAAGCCGCTAAATTCGACAGCGCCCCTATAATATTCGACCAATCACAATGGTTCTGGGATATTATATCCGAAGGGAACTATACCATAGAACTATGGTATTATTGTACGAATAAAAGCTCAAAACAAGGTTTTATAACATCTGATATAGCAGGAAGCCCTACAGGATTCGCCTTCTATATAGGGTATGATAATATCATATATGGAAATTTCGACAATTATGCAAGCGTAAGCTCTTCTGTCTTAGAGATAGGATGGAATCACATAGCATTATCATCTAATAACAAATCATGCGGATTATATATTAATGGTATAAATAAATTTAACAAGAAAAAAACCATATCAAAACAAGACTATGATATATGTATAGGAGGAAGAACAGGGTCTGGAGATAATATGACAGGCGGTATTATAGACGAGATGAGAATATCAAACATACCTAGATACACGACAAACTTCACTCCTCCATCACAACCATTTATTATAGATTAAAAAAAGGGGAGAGAATTGAATCTCTCCCCTTTAGGAAATATATGAACGCAAAAAAGGTCGTTCTTATTTGGGTTCGGTCACGATAGCCGGTCCAAGACCAGCGGCAGCTCCGATCATATTGATCATCTCCTGAACACCCTCATGAGCGCCATAGCGTACACGTAAGATCAAGTTAACCGGATCATCGGCGATAACCTTTCCGAATCCTTGAGCGTATCTATGAGGATTAATCGTGATCTGGAAGTCAACGTACTGAGCCGTTTGCTCTACACGACTATATTCGTTCATGAACGTCCGTCCCATGAAATCCTGATGTTTCGGGAATCCATTGAAATGAGCGTAACCCTTCAACTCATCATCCATCATATTGCCGCCTACGTGAGTACGTGGTGCTTTGCTGGACAATCTCTCGAAGTGAAGCTGATCCCACCAGATAGGAGAACCCTCATCCAAAGAATCGGGATAACCGCCGCTAGCTCCAACGATCTCTACGCTATCCTCGATATAAGTCATTTGATCCATCAAGCACTCTGACGGAGATAATAACATTTCCTTACCACGGAAACGGATACCGCACTTGCAATTCGTGCCAAGTTCCTGAGCCGACTCCAATTTCTTCCACATACGGTTGCGGTAGGACGCCGGAGCCTTGCTGGTGAAGAATCCCTCGAACACCTTGTCGCACTCATCACACAACATGTTAGTATATACCGTTGTCTGGAAGCTATGCTGGCAAGCCGCAGGAGTACCGTAGTCAGTGATCTCCAGTTCCGGGAAAGCCTGTTTGATTTCCTCCAAAGCACTGTTCCCGCACTCATCATCCGGGATCGTGATATAATACTTCTCGGTGGATACCTTGCAAGAACCACAAGCTGACCATGAAGCGGTACGAACCGTAGGATTCTCGCACATATCGGATGTCTTAGCCACATAGTAGATAATAGCCGTAGGATTAGCCTCCACGAAAGTAGAGATCTCCTCATCCGTCAATTTCTTGGAAGTAGCGGCAATATACAAACCTGATCCCTTGATCTGACTCATCTTGTTAACCGTATCGGCTACAACGTTAGGCAATGACTCCACCGTAGTAGACATATCGACACCGTCATCCTCCAAGGAGATAGAATACAGATAACCACCCTTAACCTCGGTATAGTTAGGAGGACAATCCGTACATCCTTTCATGATAGAGATAAGACGTTGATTATAATCAGCCGGTTTGGTGCCTTTCTTCATCACCTTATAACGTGACATGCTACCCTCGATAGTCTCACGAACGATCTTCAATCCCGGGTATTGGGCGCGAACCTCAGCCAAGGCCAGATCGTCACCGGTATCACATACCTCCATGCAATAGAAGTTCACGTCCTCCGTCTCAGGCTCCGTAGCCTCGTTAGTACATCTTGTAACCGGAGTGATATCAATATAATCAGATACCTTACCACCTCCAGCGATAGGCTGATTCTTCATCCTCTCGATACACTTCAATACGGCGGGNAANAAANCAANCTCCTCNCAAGGATCGCACTCCTCGCATTGATTTGGCGTATTATCACAATCATCCAAAAGAATGGCGTCATTAATCTCTACACGACCCTCCTCATATCCAAGAAGCTCAAAGGCACGACCAGCTAGAACCAATCGGATGGCGATACGGTCGCCCTTGGAAACGGAGAAAGCCGTGTCATCAGACACACCGTTGTATCCTAAGATAACATCATCGACATAAGCATGATCTTTCTTCGGCCAAGAAGCGTAGATCTCCGTGATCTCGTTCAAAGAGAATAACGGCGTGGAAAAATCCTTATCATATATAGAGCGGGAAGCCGCTTGTTCATTACGACCGATACGGATCTCATAACGCTTGTCGTTACGAGGCTTACCGGTAAAATCAGTCACGGCCTTACAACCGTTCTCGGAAGTATCTTTAGTATCGTAAATACCGATCTGTCCTTCCTTCAAGAAGATGGAATCAACATCCACCATCTTAGCGTGTGGGGATACGAAAAGTACCCGGTCTTGCGGTCTGTGCAACATATTATCAATATTTTAGTTTAAAAATCATTTACCTAACGCAAACATAATAATAAAGACGATCACGACAATAAAGTACAGCCATGAGTATATAAATATTAATACGGATTACATTTTTTGTAAACAAGATAAACTGAATATGCTACCACAATGAACAATAATCCATAAAAACAATTTTGATGTTTTTATATAACTATTTGATATACAAATAATTGCTGGAGTCGGAGATTTCTCCGATTCCAGAGAAATAATACCAAATAATATATGCAAAAACAATAAATCCCATTATTATAATTATGATTATCAATTAATTGTATTATATTTTGAAAGTAAATCCCATTTATTTATATTTGCATCGTGAATCTATCTATCACAGACCGATTCACGATATTACATAAACTTTTAAAAACAAAATTATGAAATCAAATCTAATTTTAAAATCAGAGAGTAGAACTCTTTTAGGAAGCCCTGTATCCATAATGAGTAAAGATGGATATGTGTGTATAACAGAAGCTATGGATTCTATAAAGAAAAAAAGGGAATCAATGAACTTATCCGCAAAAGAAATAAATGATGTATTGCGTAATCAAGGGTTCAAGGAGAAGATAAGAGCATTGATGACTCAATTAGGATACGGTAATGATAGCTTAAAGAAGAGAATAGATTATGATAATCTAACGTTGAAAGAATTTAGAAAAATAGGACTAGCCTATAGAAAAGGAGGTAGAGGGGATCAAAAATGGTTCATAGATCCATATATTTTCGTAACTATAGCAATGGAACTAGATCCGGAGATATACGCTACTGTTGTTATATGGCTTACAGACGGATTGGTTAAAAACAGGAATATAGCTGGAGATACATATATAAAAATGTGCAAGGATGTTAGATCTTTGTTATGTGATAATATAACAAATAATGAATTTTCAGCATATATATCAAGAATAGCGAAAGGAATGAATTATGTGGTATTTGGTAAACATGAAGAAGGAATAAGAAATTACGCTTCTATTGACCAGATGCAAGAGATAGTTATGCTCCAAGGGTATATATCCGATATGATAGAAAGTGGATTCATATCTGACTTTAATGCCCTAATCAGGTATCTTGGAGATAAATGGAAAAAAAGATGGGGTAATATAAATCCGGTGACAGGATGTTAAAAAAAACCGGCCCGTCTTTTAACTGACAGGCCGGATAATCAAAACTAACGTTGTTTATTTAAAGGAAGCCACATTATCCTTATCCATTCTATATCTATACAATTCATAAATTTACTCGCAAGGAAACCCATAAATCTTTAGTTTATGGGATGAATTGCGCCTTGCATTCGCTTTTCAATTATTATTGTTTTTCTTATATCTATCAATCGCATCTGCTTACAACTAATAGAGCCTTTGTTTACTTTTGTACCGTCAAGTTTCCTAATATCAAAGAAACCACTCTCTCTTCTTCCAAATATGTAATACAAATCCTTTTGGTATTCAACTAAGTCAAATAACCTATACCCTTTTACCAAGTATGGTGCTTGATTGAGTTTCTTCCTTCCACCTTTCAAGAAATTAACCTTGTATATTTGTCTGTTTTGACAACGTACTTTCTTTTGATAGAAATAATATTCAAGATGTTTAGCAGTAGGATTACCACTTATACACCTTGCATCAACATAGTGGTTTTTGGGTAGTCCATTAGTGATACGAGTGTGCTTTGTGATATACCCAAAAGTCATACTTACATTAGGATAGATATTCTTCAACTTCTTGTAGAAGCTCCATCGCATTGTAGACATAAATGCAGAATCCCTGAATGATGTGCCACGCTTAACTTCGAGTTCTATTTCACCTTTATGGTATGCTTTATGACAAGATTCGCAAAGTGTTATGAGGTTTTGACTTGAATTTCCACCAACCTTTCTCGACTCAATATGATGCACATTCAAGATAGGGTCTTTACTCTTACCTTTGCAATGTTGACACTGATGACCATCACGATGAAGCACATACTCACGCACATTAAAGAAGTTGAGTTGTTCTCCTTGTTGATATTCTTTACCTGATATACTTGGATTCTTAATCTTTTGTATATCAAAAGCAGCAGTTTCTACTATAATATTAGTTATTGGCAGAAACTTATGTATCTTCTCTACAACAGTTAAGTGAGTCTGGATTTTGTTTTCAATAGATGGTGCTAACCAACCTTTTCTTTTAGATGAAACCCTATTATTGAAACGAGCCCTACGATAACGCAATCTGTTTCTACGAGTTCTTCTTTGTTCTCTACGAGTAGATAGTTTCTCTACAATATCATTTCTAAGTTCTACATCTGCTGCATACAATTCCTTCTCACTTGTCGTTGCCGATATGCCGATATGCTTGCTACCAGCATCTATACCCAAACTTATGGGCTGAATGAAGTTAGTTGTGTCATAATCCAATTGAATTGTGAATGGAATACGGTACATAACATGGGCAAGACCATTCTTTAATAGCCTTCTCACTTTACCAAACCTTTCAGTTGGCATAAGTGCCTGTCCTTGTTTGTTAATTACGTAAACCATTCTTTTTTTAAAAATTTTACTATAAGTCGGATTTCTCCGTTAAATGCTCATCGTCAATGTTATGGAGAGGTTTTCGTTAGCAACACTATCCCTACCTCACGGAATTGTTTAATCACTAACCTTAGAGCAGGGGGCTTGAGCAAACACCCACTTGGTAACTATATATTCTCTCCTAACGTAGCACCCGAAGTGCTTAGACTAATCAACTTGGGCTTTTTCAAGCCCACAGGTCTTTAGCCTGTGGGTAGTTGACTCTCATTAAGGTTGAATTGCTTGGCGACCATATCCAGAATCTCCTCCACAAGATAATCGGGCAGCTCCGGGTCGATGTCCGTAGATTGGATACCGGCGGCGTTGATATACCCCGATAGGTCTACCCTGACAGGACGGCGGTAGTACGTCATCTTAACCTCCTCGGTACGGAAGCCTGACTCGTAGACCACGACCTTCCCGTTCCCTATGGAGTAGAATGTCTCACGGTAGTCGTAAGAAGGACGGTTATTCTCGTCTCCAAGAAGCTCATGGATATTCTCGTTCTTAGCCTCCCACATAACGAAATCAGTGGCCTCACACCCTTTGTATGAGAAAACTCCTTTTATGTTAGAGAACCATAGATAGTCGTCAGGTAAGTTAAAGGACGTAGACTCAGGGTCATCCATCCTACCCGCATTATCCAACGACATCCAATAAACAAGAAGGTTTTGGATGGAGCGTATAGTCTCGTCATCCTTCCTATTTAGATAGTACTTAACCAACCGGTCTTGGGCCTCGTTGAACAACAGCACGAACCTTCCCGGATCCAGCTTAATCCCGCCATTGGCCAGATTCTGCTCGTTCTTCTGCAAAGACCTTAGATACGCTTCTTGGATTGTCATCGTCATTCCTCCTTAACCTTATCACCTTCCTCTACGTCATCCTTCTTCTTAATATCCTTAACCTTCTTGGTCTTGGACTTATCATCGATATTAGACATAGATATGATCTCCTCATACTCATCCAATACATTAGCCTTTATGTTAATAAAATCTTTCTTGGTAGCCAAGAACTCAGCGGATGTCCGAACGTCAGGCCCTATGATCTGGCCATTATATTGTAATCCGGATGGAGTCATATTGATACGACCATTTCGTTGAAGGACGTTTACGATACGGTAAAACTCAAGAACTTCCTTGAAATCACCTTCCAATGACCGATCCCAGATATCAAGCAGATAATCAACATTGGTCTTCTTCTCATTCATCCAGTTTGATAGAGATCCTGTATAATACTCATCCTCCGTGAAATCCGGGCGAGTTACGATACCGATGTAAAGAAGAAGATCGATGACAGCCTGACGATCGTCTCCACCTTTCTTAAGGGCGCTGATAAACTTATAGCTGATGTTCATCTTATTGATCTCACGCTGCTGAACGAAATCCTTCATATTGTCTTTCTCCACGAAACAGAACATGGAGTTCATGAAGACAGGATCGCCATCCATTTCCTGAGGAGTCAACATGCCGGAAAATACAGCCAGATATAAATAAAATAGATCTACAGTATTAGCCGTATTATAAACCTTACCCATGAAGATCTTATCTTTAGCGTCATCCCAAAATTCTAAATTGGTTTGAGATAGATCCATCTGCGACATTTCCTCGAAAGGCTTCATGATATTATCTACCCGCTGTTTGACGAGCCTGTCGATCTCATTCTTGTCAAGACCATTATAGCATCTTGATCTTGGATAAAAACCGGTGTTATAGGCCTTGGAGAAATCATCCCAAGGGCAACATACGTGAGTGGCGTTCTCCGGGAACGGAGCTTTAGCTATATTAGCGTCTTGAAAGGCCTGAGGAGCACTTCCATCGTGTTTGCCTACAACCTCATATAAGGTATCTGACATGATATTGAAACCGTTTACCTCGGCCAATACCTTCCTTGATTTTAAAATTTCTTTCATTTCCCTTTTTTGCGTTACTTTAAAAAAAGAGGAGAGGAATATCCTCCCCTCTAAAAACCAAATTACATATATAAAAACTTAGCCGAAGTAGTTCGGTTGAAGCTCGATAATCAAGAACTTACTATTATCCATAACCCATGCCGCGGAAGCAGAATGACACCAGAATTGCTCTTTCATGCCCGGCAAGGATGATACGATCTCATTACCGTTGGCTTTGTGCGCCCAACGACCGTATTCATAACCCCACCACATACTTACACCTTCTGGTTTGATATAGAATACGTTGTTATTCATATTACCTAACTTAGCGTTAGCCGTATTAGGAATAGCGGAATACGCGTTAGTCGATCCAGCGTCAGTGATATTCTCGATAATACAAGAATAAGAGGATCTAGGATACATACCATTCACTAATTCACTACGATCTGTCATGTCGGCGTAATCCAAAGAAGGATCATGCTCGAACTCAACATTACCGATGCCCGGGATGAAAGCTCCCTTAACCTGAACCGGACCTAAGATCATGGCGTCATTAGTACCAGAGATAGGGTTAGAAGGCAACATCCTATCGCTTCCCATACCCCAGCTTAAGTTCTGCAAGGTAGTGAAGAACGATTCCCTGATCAACTTCTCTAAATTGATCATAGCCATAGCTCCTACCTTGAACTTAATCTTACGTTCCGTAATAGGAAGATCCTGACGTCCACGGAAAATATAAGATGCGGCAGCCATAAGCGTGTCTTTAGTAATACCCATCGGACGGCTATAGTAAATAGTGTAACCACGGCGAAGCTGACGATAGATACCTTCATTCAAATGGATAGGACCATTTTGATCCATGATAATACCACCTTCTTGCCACATCAACTGTCTGGCCTCCAACTTAACCAACTCAGCCATACAGAACACCTCCAACGTAGAGGCTACTTTGGCCGTACGCAAATCAAGTCTACCATTAACAGTCTTACCGATAATAGCCAGATCAGGAATATTACCCTCATACTCACTTCTCATGGCATTCATACGACGAAGAGCGGTCTCCACAAACTCCGAAGTGCTGTTCTGGGCGGCTTGCATGGACTTCATACCAGCATACATAGTTGTCTCACCCTCAACACCACGGTGGTTTCCTAAACGGAACTCACAAGTCATAGAACCGGCCTTGTCAGCTCCAGATACCTTAGAGAACTGAGTGCTGTACTCACCAAGAGCATGACCGATCTTCCAATAACGGATACCAGGACGTAATTTCTCTTTAGGGAAGTATTTAGCCTTACCACCGATAACACGACACCAATAACGTGTCAAGTCACCTTCTGTCTTAGACGGGATCTCACCTGAGATAAGGATATTACAGCCGTTAGCGGCGTCATAGGTGATGACATCATAAGCCGTAAACTCAGAGGTATTCAAAACGATATCAAACAAACTACCGTCAATACCCGGTTTTAGATGATGACCTGAAGTATCCTCAGCCGTAACGACAGCGAATGTCTTTGTAACAGGTAAATCATAACGGAAAGAAGCTCCAATACCGTTAACGGAGATCGTAGCGCCGTTATTAATCATACCCATATACATCGGTACAGGGTAATTAGCGATATTAGAGAACAGATTCAAAAGACCCAGATGATTCTTGTCAGGATCCTCATAATACCAGCTCGCCAATGAGCCTAAGTTATGCTCTACAAGCGAAGTCTTATAGTTCTTGGCATCGGTAAAGGCAATAACGTTATCGCCATTCACGGTAGCCGGGAAACTTTTTGTAAGAAACGGATTCATTTTCAATATATTTAAACGTTATACACTCTTTGATCCACTCAGATCAAGGAAGTTAGCTTCTATAGTATCGTTATCGATATTAGTCTTATTCTGCTTTCCTCCCTTATTGCCAGAAAGAAGAGTGATGGTCTTCTTATTAACCTCCATCTTAGCCTTGTTGGTTTTCTGTTTAAGGAACTCGTCCTTATTCATCAAAAACAAAGCCAGATCAGCGGCCATATCCGGATTCTTGATAGCCTCCGAATAAGCTTTATCTATAGCCGTATGACCTTGATTGTCTATCGGCTTGGTAACGAAATCGACAGCCTTACCTATCATCGTGTCGGTCAACTGGAACCCTGAGCTTATAGATGTCTTAAGACCTTTCTTATAGACCTTCATCTGCTCAATCAACTCCTGTTTCCTTTTCTCGGATTTTTTCTTCTCCTCCTCGATAAGGTTATCCATCTCCTTTTTCAGGATATCATGGAACTTATTGGCCTTGGACTCAATAAACTCATCGCCCTTGCCGATCATCATCTCCATATTATCCTTTATCTCGTCTTCCGGCATACCCAACATCTTATAATAATGCTGGATGACCGCAAGCTGATCATTCTTGTTGCTCATATCAAGGTTATCCAACGGCGCCTGAATGTTCTGATATTGGCTTAATAGTTGGCCAACGTTACCACCGGCCTTATCCACCTCTATCATCTTCTTCATGAAATCAGACATCGAACCGGTATCAACCTTATCCTTCAACAACTCATCAGCCTTGTCCTTGATCAATCCCTCCACTATATCGAGTAAATCATCCTCTTTAGTGATAGTAGAAAGATCAACCGGTTTATCATCTACCATAATATCTAGGTTCTCGATACTATCTATGATACCTCTGGCAGCCATCTTCTCCAAGAAAGATTTCCCGTTAAACCCTGATACCACGTTATTATTATCAGCACCGCCTTCGCCAAGAGAACCCGGGTCTGGGTTGGCCGCATCGCCGCCCTTATCCCCGCCACCGTCAGCCGCTCCGCCGTCGGCAGGCTCTTCCTTGGTATCACCTATAGGATTACCATCCTTATCATATTTACCCTCGATATTATTCTTATCGCCATCACCGTCACCACGGTAAAAAAGCTCCTCGACACTCATGGTCTTAAAACCCTTAGCGAAATCACCCATGTCATTCATACAATTCCCTTTTTTGCTTTTTACAAAAGTATTATTAATCCAATTACCAATTAAATCAAACCCATTATAGTATATGACAGAATTTTACGCCAAAATGATTACATATTTTGTAAAAATATTTACAAAACTTGTAATCAATTCTTGTTTATTATTGACGTAAACCTATCTGTATCAGAACGTTTATTCCTAGCATCTATCTCCTTTTCCTTTAATTCCAACTTCCTTTTCTCTATCTCCTCACGAGATCTTCGCTCAGCCTCGGCGTTAGCCTGTCTGGTTCTCATATCCTCCTCCCGGATGTCCAGATCCCGTTCCTTCAAGGCCCTATCAGCCATAGCCTCAACGTAATCCATACCTTCTGAGTTGTTCTCAGTCCTAGCGGCTTGACCGGCGGCCATTATGCTCTTACCCCGTAAATCGAAATTACCCTTGATGTAAGCAAGCTCCTTATCCTTCTCATGCTCATCGTTACGTGCCTGTTGTTCGGCCTCGGCTTGCTGCTGGACAAGTCGCTGTTTATTCTGGTATTCCTCTTGCCTTACACGATCGGCGTAAGATCTAGCGTCCCTTCCGATCTGGTTCATCTCAGCCGTTGAGTTGGCGCTCATCATCCTAGTGATATCAAGTAAGTCATTACCTAACGTATTTGTCTGTAATATATATTGTTTCAAATTCTCCAATTCCAGACGTTTCTTGGAATTAGAGACAGCCATAACATTAAGATGACGTAACGACAAGCTATTATCCGTAAGACTGATGTAAGCCAAGGAAAGATCGCTATTCCTGTACATCACGGTCCAATCGTATCCTTCCTTCTGGCATACTTGAGCCACGGCTAGATGAATATCCAATGTCCGTTTCTTGAAGTCATCGAAATCATTAAAGTAAGTCTGGGTCTGTAACATAGTAGCGTTAACTCCCTGTTTTACGCCCGTAGAACTCTCATATCTCGTTGACTGACCCATTGCCTGTTCGGATATACCTATCATCCTATAAGCCATCATATAGGCGTAAGAAGCCATTTCCATACGGGATCTTATCTGATCCGTATTAGTAAGATCATATACACCAAACTGGTTATATATGCTACTCATCTGCGGATTCTGGTAAGGATTGTTTGTGTCATTACCACCTACACCCATAAATGAGACGGACTTAACAATCTGCATAAAAGTAGCCAAAGCTCCCTTCTTGTCCATCATATCCTTATATTCCGTAGGCAGGAATCCTAAGTCGCCTAAGAAGAACTTACCGATCTCCTTCTCTGCGTTATTGTATAGCTGGTTCATAGCAAGATTATACATCATCTGGAACGGCTGTATGCGATCGGCAAGGCTTGATCCTATGAATCCAGACACCGGAATGACATAATCATATAGACTGCTGTCACCATGTATCTGATGAGGTATTGGATCTCCCCCTATATATATAGGTTTATCCATTAAATTACCTCCAGTAATCTTAACTCCAAACCTAACCTCAGGCACATACTCCAAGATATAGGTATTAACCTCAGGATCACCAACGGCTTCTGCCATCACCCTCTTCACCTTCTTTATCCCGTTCTTCTCCAAAAACTCAGGTAATAGCTCGTCGGTAACAAGCTCCTGATCTACCATACCGGTCTCCGTCATGTAAGTTATTAGAAATACCGGTTTCATGGACACCCAATATCCCTCCATGACTCTAAAAAGACGGGAATCTATCTCATATCTCTTGCCATTGGACATGTCAGAGTTAAAATAGCCAAAGGGATGGAAGCGGGGCAAGAAACGGGGCTGGGTGTGTTCCTCTCCGTCCGGCCCGAAGGTATGGTACTCTCCCATAGGAACACCATAGTAATCCTCAGCGGCGACTATAGACTCATAGTCATGGTATCCTTTCCATGGAATAACCTCATTCTCATACATACCGGTAATAGACGGCTTCTTTTTCTTCCAATCATACCTAGTACCGTCATTGGATACCCATCCCTCGTAATCATCATCACCGCCCATAATCCGGCGTTTATCCTTGGCCGTCATCTTATGACCGTATTTTGATATCAACTCAACACCCTCGTAATAATGAATACGACCTACATAAGATCCGTATTGCGGGTATTTCACATCAGGATGGAAAACCTCCATCGGACTCCACACCTCCGGACGGTAGTAGTCAAATCCAACGAAATGATTGCGGAACATCTTACCGCTAAGGAGCCGGTCACGGAAATTCTCACGATCAAGCTCATCCATATAAAACCGGCTACGGTCTGACTCTATCGTATGGTCTCCCCATACAGCCGCCTGCGTCTTCCATCTGGTGCTCATGAACCTCTGGATATCGTCAGGGGTCATAGACGCCTTGGCCTGCTGGATTTGCTGGGCGTAAGCCTGACGTTCCTCCTCGGAATTAAACTCATTGTATGTAGGATCAAGCCCGGCCTCAACAAGACGTTGGTTGACTATAATATCCCACTGTTCTTGGATATGGCGATGGAGTAAGTTTGACATCGTATCCTCATACTCACTTATAGCCATATCCCCTACCTCATTAACCGTATACTTATCCTGTAGGTTTGTCAACCATCCCTCAAAAGCGTTTACAATACCACCTATGATATCATAATGCTTCAAGAAAGAGGGTATCCTTATATCACTCCTTAACTTCTGTACGTTCCTTAACTGTGGGATAACATCCGCCATCTCCATAAAAGATAACTTACCATCCGCCATCAGATAATAGTCACGGTACATTTGGTTACGATCATATTGTTTTAATCCTATCACCTCAAGAGCATCCATACAATCCTCCTTCCATTTCCTGTTCTTTTTCTTCGTGGAAATAGCCTGAGGAGGTAATCCTAATAGCGCCCCTTTTGCAGGAAACGAATGATCTCTATTGAAAATCTCCATGTCAATCTAATTTGTTTTTAGCAAAGATAAGTTATTAAGCAACACTAAACTACCGAAACGCACCTATAGATACCGATCCAAAGGCAGAGGCATATATCTCATGGTGCTTATAAGCGTCTTCCTTACGGGCGTTATTCATCTCATCTATCTTCGATTTAGGCATGTAATTGTTATCGTCAAAATACCTAGCTAAAGCTAAAGCATGACCAAACGATATAATTCTATCGACGTTCAATCCGGGCTTGTACTGTATTATTTCATCCAGTAGAGCTATGTCATCGATCAACTCAATGCCCTTCACCGTTATATCAAGACCGGTATTATCGTCATATCCGATAACGAAATCCTGCCAACAGTAATCCACGACACACGAGAATAGCAGGTTCTGGTTACCGGGGGTAGGGTATAGACCTAACTTGCTATTCTGCCGGGAGCCGGCCTTCACATACTTATTGGCTATTGCCTCACCAGCAAACAGGAAGAAAGATGCCGGCATACCACTCTTCCGATTAAGATACTGCTCATACATCTGGTCAGCGTTCTCCATAAGACATATAGCACCATATCCCTTCTGAAGCACCTCACAAGTACGGCAAAACTGATCTATGGATGATGGGCGGGATACGTATGAAGCCACTATTCTATAGGCATAAGGATCTCGAATACCAACACGCCTTTTGAATACATAAAAAGCTCCTAATGAAGGGGTATCAGACTTCGCTTGCTTATACGGATCGAGCGAGCTTACGTATATAAAATCATCAAACCTATTAGATTGAGGCATCTCAAATATCTGAACAGGAGCGTCAATAACACCTCCACTAAACGGGAAACCAGCTAGCTGTTTATTAGATTTCGTAGTACCAAGCTTATTGCCCGATTCAAGAAAAACATCACACAGCATGCCACTATATTGACCCGACTCAAGGAGATCATTCTTATGCTTGATAGCGTACTCGACCGGAAATAGGTTCTGGGATGAGCTTAAAAAACAGTCATCGATCGTAAATGGATAGAACATAGTATGAGAAGTGTACGCAACCCTATCTTTTGTAGATAGTTTCTTCCGTTCCTCATTAAGTTTATTGGTACTAGCCTCGAAATCAGTAGCGTCGATCTTGATCTTATTAAGCTTCTTGTCATCAGGCTTACCAAGATAATCGCCCAATCCTATAGTTCTCTTAACACCGGAGTTAGCCATCTGACCGGGAACGAACATCGCCCATTTCCGTTCTTTCCATGTTTTCCCTTTCATGGCTCTACGATTTAAAATATCCCAGTCCATAACCAGAAGATTGTAGGTCTCAGGATCAGAAAACATTTCTTGAGCGTCCTTGGATAATTCTACCTCACCACCAGTACCAGCCAAGATAGGACTAAGACGCCAGCCATAAGGCGTGTCGTAGGATGGCATGGCGGCCGTGTAAGGCTTCTTTATCGGACCTTTGCCTACCTCGTCGAAAATAGCCGTAGCCGGTGTCAAACCAGCCGTCTTCTGCGTGGAGGTCTTCCTACCCATGTTGATGTTGGCTATAGAGATAATGGCATGGATATCACGTACGCCATTGGACATCCTCTTGCCTAATGTAACGCCCGAACTCCAGTCGGTCTTGGTTCTGTTGATCCTGAAAAAAGGATGCACATGATCAAGACCATACTCACAATACTCGCCGATATTGGATAAATCACTGTCGCTGAATCCTACTACAGAATGACTAAGACCGATAGTCATCGTAGCGTTCATCTGGAGAAGTGATGACATGATGGTCGTATTATGGGATACGACAAAATTGGTAGTAAGAAACTGATGCGATTTATTATCGACCTCAATACAAGTAGCCTTATATCTACCGTAATAATCTATATCATATATCCTAAGCCTATCATGGGTCTTAGATATATACATATCATCACCATCCATGACACAATAATACCCCATAGACCAAAATATTTTCCTTACAAAGGATATAATATACTCGCTTTTATAAACGACCTTAAAACGATCGTCACCGGTATTTATACCGCAAGCGATCTTCATAAACGATCCTATGAACAACTCTTTCTGTTTTTTGGATGAATAAATGACATCATCCATCTCCTTCTTGCTTAGCTCAAAGATCCTGTCGGTAGCTCCACAAAGGAAGGAGGCGGCCAGAGACCCCATGAGCTGGGGCGATATCAGCCACCGCCGCTCAGGGAAATCTACCGCCTCCCCAATATCTATAGTCATTTTGGAGAAGTCAGAATGGATGATACCCATAGTGCTCATAACCTTATAATCACCATGATACTTGACTTTCCACTGGTGCTGCCCGCAACACACCACACTGCGACCGTCCTCAAAGGTCACTTTGTACGTATCAACGAATCCCTGAGGATATACGCCCACTATGGTAGTAAGCTTCCCGTCATCACCGTATATGATATCTCCTATATCGGCGAATCCTATTTTCTTAGATCCATGAGGAGTATATATCAGCTCCGAGTCCAGAAGAGCCTTGCCAAAACGACGAGTACCAAACATCCCCAACCCTTTCTTCTCCATACGGGCACGTTGGTACATCTCGGCAAAAAACCATTCGTTGTCACGCAAACGACTGATCGCTGGCACACGTTCCCCGTTTGGAAGATCCTGGAATACGGGAAAGAAATTAACATGCCAATAAAGCCATGGAGGGATAAACGTGCCATTGATAGTCACCCCGTACTTGACCTTATAAGCCTCTTCTTTAAAGAACTGCTTAACATCGTCATCCTGATCCTCCCAACCGAACAGATCGTTCCATACAGGAGGATTTTTCATGTTTACATAAAATTCTGGACTCGTACTTAGACTCATTTTATAATATCCTTTAAAACAGACTCGATTCCACCAGAAACCTGACCCTTACGTTCCTTTTTCTGGACATTGCTTACAGACCTATATACATCCATGATCCCGCTCTTCTCCATATAAGAATCATTCCATGTATTTATCTTATCGATTAATTTTGATATGAAGTCAAATGCCCTAGCCATATCCTCCGGCTTCTCCTTATCCCAAGGATGTTTATCAATATAAGTCTTAGCGTCGTTTATAGCCTTAGCTATGACCTCAAGATTATCATTGACCCGATCAGCGTCCTTACTCGTCGGCTTTCGTCTTCCCTGTGGCATTGGCTTTCATATCCTTAAACTCGTTATACTGTTTCATAAGAAGCTCATAAGACTGAACAACCCCGATCTTACTTACTTCCGTCACGCTCATGTCATGGAACATATCCTCAAGCTCCTTGTCGGCATATCTCAGACGTTCCTTGTCATCATAAAACACGAATCCAGATGTCCTGTCTTCTATAATACCCTTGGCGGTGGACGCATATGTCGTATCTAAATCCAGATCCATACCGAAGCTGGTAGCCAACTGGATTATGAACATCAACCTAGAATTGACTTTTACAGCCTCTATATTCAACATCTGTATCTTATGGGTCATCTCATGAAGAACGACAAAATCCTCCTCTTTTATCAACGAAGATGATTTAAGGGCTATCTTCTTAGTCCTATCCTCAATATCGCTATACAGACGCTTGCTCTCACGCTTTATGGCTATCCAATGCCTTATATGAGTATCCGCCTCTTCTTTAAGATAATCCCTGATCTCTTTCTTAATATCCTTATCCTCTTCCATTACGCGTTGTAATCGTTATTATTTAACTCAATCTCATCACTAATACTTTGATCTATAGACCTCAATAGATCTCTGGTACTAATATCCCGCAAGAAGCGTACATTACCACCATTAGCCCTAGCAATTCTCCTTAAAGCGGAGTAAAGTATATCACCCAGCGAATATTCGGGTAACTCACGGCAACCGACTTCCATAACAATAAGAGCATGGATACGATCATCTATCTTACTTCTTACGGGACTTCTCATCGCTATTACTTATAAGCTTCCCCTATAATACGTAGAGGGAAATGTTTGAAATTACGTTCAGGATCATCTTTCGTATAACCCATGAGAGATAGATGTTTCTCAAAATGACCTTCCGTATATTTTGAGGTATCCAACGTCATCCTAAATATAGTTCTATTCTCATTGTCAGGATGTTTGTTATATGATACATCTCCCATACATCCACATCCAAGATGATGCTCCTTGACATGGAAACCATCTTTATGGGTGATAAATAACACGATTTCTATCTTATCACCTATTTTCTGATCAAAAATATTTAAATAAAACTCACTCTCATCATCCGTAAGTCCTATATCAAAGGCATCGTTAGGGCACTCGATATTAAAATCGTTATGATCGGCTGTTATCACCTCCATAGCATTCCATTTGGCTTTCTCTCCTTCTACGAACTTCAACGGGCATACCTCGGTCTTCATCCAAGCCTTTTCTTTGATAAAGCAACCACACAACGAGCATGCCTGTCTTCCCATCAATCTTTGCAGCAATACCTTGGCTGGTAACTTAAAGAAAGCTATATTAGAAGAGTTCTTATGACATTTCTTGCATAAATCAAGACGATTCTTGTACCACTCCGGATAATCCTTCTCATCCTTAGGAATCCTACCCAATAAACTGTCTTCCCAAGCTTGGGCTATTACTTGGGCTTTACCAATTGTTTGCACGATAATTATTTTTTAAACTGTTTTTGTTGAAAATCCTGTAATTGTTCCCATGTCATTCCATACCGACATTGATACATGGCCTCATGGTTATCACGTATAAGAGGATCTCCGTTCTTCAACCCCTCCATATCCTCTATCGCCTTAATCTTCTTATCCAGACAATCAAGCTCAATAGGCATCCTTTCATCCGGATAACGATTACCTTCCTTGACAAATATCCGACGTATCTTATCACGTCTTACACGCATCTCACGGAGATTGCAGATAACGTATCCGATAAACGGGATCCTGATAGATATATTATCGGTATATCTGGAGAGATGATGAATATAAGATACGGATGCTTTCATGCACCACTCGACCTGTTGCTTGGTATATTTTCCTCCAGATCTTCTCACCACCTCATCGACAATATCCCTGTCGAACGAAATAAGACTCCTATCCATCGATGTTAAGCTTATTTCTCTTGAATACGAATCCCATTACACGGGTGTCATCACCCTCCCCGTCAAGAATAAAATAGTTACGTAAGCTTCTCATCTCAATAGACAGCTCACGGGTACGGAAGTTCCCGTTCTTCTTGTCCACCAGAAAACCCCCACGTTTAAGCTCGTTGTTCAGGACAGCGACGTAAGATTCCTTCTGTCCATGACAATCCATGTACTTAGCCCTGGTATCATCAGAGTATCCGTAGTTGATGTAGAAAGAAAGTAAGTTTATCGTCCTTTCAGTAATCAAGCTCCTACCCCTAGAATCCAGATAGCCGTTGTATATCCTTAAGAACTGCTGGATCATATCCAGTCTAGTATCGTAAGGTAATGCGAATACGAAAGCTTTTCTCTGCTCGGCCATACAAAATTAGTTTTCGACAAAAATACTTTAAAAAAATATTATTGTCAACAAAATATGATATAATCAGTGTAATATATGCTGACTAACATGTATTTACGAGAATACAAAGGGAAAAGGTTGGTGGGGGACACGCTGGGACACCCAAGGTAAGGCTACCGCCGTCATACCGGACAATGCCTCCAGAGATTCGCTATTGACATGGACGGCGGTAGAGTTATGTTAGCCTGCCGGAGCGTGAGCGACCGCATACGACCTTACCTTTTTCCCTTTGGATTCCTTCCTCCCCAAGCTATGGGATATAAAGCCAAGGGGAAATGGGAGGCCTTGGGGCATGGGGCCTGCCGTAGAAGATACGGACGGCCGGAGCGTGAGCGACCGCACATGACCTCGCTTTTTCTTCTTTGGTTTCTGCTCCACCCGATCCCCCTACCGGGGTCCCGGATTCCGATATAGGATACGGCTTCTATCATGTTTAGCCTGCGGTATCCTGCCTGACGGCACCATACCTTGGCAGTAAAAAGCAATATTTTTATTAAATAGAGACTTTTAATGGAGTACACAGGAACTCGACGTCAGGAGAGGTTCTGTGTACGGATAGAGATATTAGTAAGTAGTATATGTTTATAGAGTTAATTATATTTAATAAATATACCTATTAACGCGCGCGTAACAAGTAGGTTGAGAAAAACCATCGTTCACGCGCACAGCGTTTTACGGACATTACCTACCCTCCTTAAACAACAAATGGGCGACCTTCACAGGCTACCCATCCATCCGAATAACTTGTTTCGTATTGATGAAACTTGTATATTCGCAGCAAAAACTTAAAAAAAATGTCTGGAACAAAGATAACACTTTTACAGAAAATGAAATCAAATTTCGATAAGATTCTTACCGAAAAGTATATTCCACGTAATATTCAGACCAAGAAAGATGAGCTAGGATGTGTAAAACTTCCAGCCGGATCACTTATATGTCCAGTTGATTTTAAGCCTGTTACTAATAAGGAAGGCAAGAAAGTGACAGCCATAAAATATTCATCGAAACATGAGGAGTATCATGGATCGGGAATCCGGATCAGCGATGAATGTAAGATGGCAATGATATATCTTATTATCATAAACGTACTCAAACATGTGTTTCTAAGAAAAAGGATGCAAGATGGAAACAGAGATCAGATAGAGATCAATACCAATGATTTTATTGATATTCTATCGGATGGATGCGCTTATTTCTGCTACCGACATGTATTAAGAGATTCTCACGAAGATATAAACTACCAACTTATAAGTCTAAAGGCTTGGGCTGAAGGAGAGATTATGATAGCTTTATCAGATATCATAAAATACAAGCATAAGGCTAGTAAGACCCCAAGGATAAAGGATATGTTTGTAAAGAAAGGAGAATCCATATACACTTGCATTGATAAGAATCTTGATTCGGATTCTAGACGAAGAATGGCTAACAAAAGCCGGAAGCTTGATAGGGTGAGAATCCTTTCCAAAATAATATTCAGAGCCAGAACCAGAAACGTACATCACATATACAAGGTAACTAAAAGAAAGACAGTTAAGTTCAATGTAGCATACCTTCTTAATGAGTTGAATAAGAAGCTCATAGGCATAGGTATGCGTGAAATATCTCAATCCACTATATACAGATACATAAGCATGTTCTTAGACATGTGTAAGAAGAGTATATCCGATTTGTATGACGAGGTAAAAAAAAACAATGGAGTGGTGAATACCAAAGACAGAAAGAACGTAACTATCGGATGCTTAAGACTATTATACAAGGGGAAATATATGCATATCCTTATATCGACAGAATACATAAGAGATGTATTTTTAGGAGAAAAATCTTCCGAGATGAGTAAAGCTGGATGATTTGAGTATCAGATATAAAATTTAATATTTACATATTATTCACATTTATTTTTAATAGTTAATTATAACTATTCGTATCTTTGTACCATAAACATAAAAAGATATGGTAAAAGAGGATTTTAGAAATGAAAACGACCTCCTTCGTCATATTATGACGGTGGATAAAAACGTAGAGCAGGGTCGTGCCTTGAAGAAGATTTTCACCACTAGGGAGAATCTGTTTATTACCGGTAGAGCCGGTAGTGGTAAAAGTACGTTCATGAGACGTATCGTAAAGTTCTTGGGTAAGTGCGTTATCGTAGCCCCGACTGGGGTAGCGGCGTTGAATGCCGGAGGACAGACCATTCATTCGTTCTTCTCTATAAAGAACGATCCGTACGTACCCGGGTTCGAGCATGGGATGCTGTCGAACAAGATCGAGGTCGGAGGGTTCGTGAAGTCGAAAGTAAAGAGACTGGACACGATAATAATAGATGAAGTGAGCATGGTACGCCCTGACCTCCTCGACGAGATGGCGGACATACTGCGGCAGTCGAAGCGAAGCAAGAACCCGTTCGGAGGAGTTAGGATCATAATGTTCGGAGACCTATCCCAGCTACCCCCAGTTGTCACGGAGGATGACATCATTGATAGGTATTACGACAGCCATTTCTTCTTCTCGTCGAAGGCGCTCAGGGCGTCAGGGTTCTCTGTGATCAAATTCAATAAGGTGTTTCGGCAGAACGATAACGAGATATTGACCGTCCTAGAGGATATACGTAACGGAGTGATAACAGAAGAGTCGAAGAGGATAATGGAATCAAGGGTCATGGTTCCGGAGAACATGGATGATGTTGTCATCGTGTGCTCGACGAACAAGGAGGCTTCCGTGATCAATAACGATAACCTGTCGAAGCTGTCTGGCGAGAGCTACGAGTTCGAGGCCGAGGTAGTCGGAGACAGACCGAACGCACCGTGCGAGGACAAGCTGATTGTCAAGGTGGGCGCAAAGGTCCTGATAACACGGAACGGGTGTGGTTACGTGAACGGTTCTACTGGAATCATAACGAGTATAGACGAGAAGGAAGAGGTCATATCGGTTAAGTTGGGTGACGGGAGTGAGGTAGACGTACGAAGGGAAAGATGGGATAAGTTCAAGTACAGGACAGTGGACGGTTCCTTGGAGAAGATGTCGTGTGGGTATATCATACAATATCCTATAAGGCTAGGGTATTCGATCACTAGCCATAAGTGTATAGATGAAGATTCACCTATATTCACCGACAATGGGATAAAGCCGATGAGGGATATCTCTGTTGGCGATATGGTCAATATAGGAAACGGGGAATACAGGAAGGTATTGGACAAGGTGTATTCAGGGAAGAAGGATACCATCAGGATAACGACTAATTTCGGGTATGAGATATGTTGCACGCCTGACCATAAAATCTTGGATAGCGACCTTGCATTTAAAAGGGCTGGTGAGTTTAATATAGGTGAGTTCATACCCGTAGCAAGAAAAGTAAGCGTGCCGGATATTGATAATCACAACCTGTCCATTGATTGGCTTATTGGTTATATAATAGGTGATGGATCATACGGTATCAGGCAAAAATCAAAATCAAGGATAGATATATCAGTTGGGTCTACTAATAAGAATATGGATGCATATGACACATTGTCGAAATGTTTGGATTATTTGAGAATACCTTACAATGTATATAACAAGAAGTCTATAAGTTCGACATATGGGATTGAATATAATTTCGTAATAGAGAATAAGAAGTTCAGGGAAAAACTTCTATCTATGGGTCTTGGGTACGAGACTAAAGAGGATAAGAGGATTCCAGAGTATATATATAAATCTGGTTTTCAGGAAAAATCGGATCTAATAAGAGGCTTGTTCGATTCTGATGGATGTTGCTCTATTGGTAATAGAACGATAAGATTGAGCCAAAGCAATATCCATATCATAAAATCCGTACAACTTCTTTTGCTTGAGTTTGGAATTATATCAAGCATCCATTTCCAAGACGTTAAGAAATGGTATCCTGGCGCTAGGGGTAATTATTGCCTATTCATAAAAAAGAGCAGCGTAAGAAGATTTGCGAAATACATAAATTTCAATATAGGATACCTAAGGAACTCTTGCGATGAATTTGCAAAAGTCGGGAACGTAAAATTCGACAGGGTTCCAAATATCGATCTGTTCAAGAAAGAATGCCTATATGGTTCCCACGTTAGGAGAAAGATGTACATGATGACATATCTTGACTATAATACGTTAAGGATGGCCGATAGCTTGAATGATTATTTCGATAAGATAGAAAAGAATGATTACTTCTTCGATGTCGTTAAAAGCGTGGAATCGACAGGAGTGAAGGATACATACGATATAGAGGTCGATATAGACCATCATTTCGTTTCAGGTGGAATAATATGCAGTAATAGCCAGGGTATGACTCTGGATAGCGTGTATGTGAATATGACGAGGGCTTTCGAGATCGGGCAGGTGTACACCGCATTGTCGAGATGCAAGTCAATAGGAGGCCTTTATCTGAAATCCGTGCCGAATGATGACATGATAGCGTTGAGCGACAAGATAGCATCCTTCATGGAGAGGTGCGAGGAGAACGGAGGTACTTTCAAACCGGAGAGCGTAAGGGATCTGGGAATTGAGATGTTCGATATGAAGAAAGACGTGTTTAATTTCGATGAATTTGGATTATAATGGCTAAGAAAGAACTTTTTTCAGACGTAGATGAATTAGTATCATCTTTAAATAAAGAGCTTGGAGAAGGCTCGATAATGAACTTCGGTGACGATAAGCCTATAATATCCATACCAAGGGAAAGCACCGGATCGCTGGTGGTGGATAAGGCTCTCGGCGGCGGATGGGCGGTAGGCCGGATTCATGAGCTGGTCGGGATGGAATCTTGTGGCAAGACTATGATGTGTACGTTAAGTATGATCGAGTTCCAGAAAAAACATCCAGATAAGTTGGTAGCTATAATAGACGTGGAGAACGCTTTCGATATTGAGTACGCTAGGAAAATGGGGTTGGATATAAACCGATTTTTGATCTCCCAGCCAAGCTACGGTGAGCTGGCTATTGACATTACAGCCAAATTAGTCGAGTCTGGGAAGGTCGGATTTATTGTCGTAGATTCTGTAGCCAATCTGGTACCGAAGAAGGAGATAGAGGGCGATATGGAAGACAGCAACATGGGATTGCAGGCTCGTTTGATGTCCAAAGCCATGAGGGTTCTTACAGGAATCGTAAACAAAAGCGACTGTGTTCTGGTATTCATCAATCAGTATCGGGAGAAGATCGGTGTTATATACGGCGATCCTAAGGTAACGACCGGAGGTAATGCCCTTAAGTTCTATGCCTCTATCCGTATGGAGATGGCGAGAAAGAAGGTTATATTAGGAGAGGACGGATCTTCAGTAGGTCATGAGGTTAGGATAAAGGTTCTGAAGAACAAGACAGCCGTTCCGTTCCAAATAGCAGAGACAGCCTTATATTATGGAGTTGGGTTTGACAAGGAACTTGAACTTTTGAAGTTATGCGAGGAAACCGGTATCTTTACCCGTAAAGGATCATGGTACTGGTACGGGGATGTTCGTGTAGGGAACGGAGTCGATAATACGTTAAGTATAATGAGAGACAATCAAGAATTATGTCAAGAGTTAAGAACTAAACTAAATATTTGACTATGGCAATAGGAGTAAAATTTGTGGATGTAATTCCATCTAGTGTTGAGAACGCTATCGAGGTAAATAAAAGTGATGTAAAGAACTATCTATTCGTAGGTATTCCTATGAGTGAATTTATCGGAAAGAGATATGAGTATGAGGGATTCATATACATGTGCCTACAAGGTGTTACCGGTGGTACGGAACTTGGCGGTGATATAGCCATAGCCGTATTGAGACCGGTTCGTCCCGCCGTTGGTCAGGCTTCTTACCATTTGGTATCATATACGCCTCTCACATATACGAGATCTGATGTAGCTATATTTCTTAGAAATGGCGATTTTAAGGTTGTTAAACGAGACGATTGTAATCTTATTTGATCATGAGTACGTATATATCAATAAAATCAACGGTAAACGCATTCAGGTACGGTATTGATCCTGTACCTGAATGGTTCGACAAGATATCCCATAAAACCAATGAAGTCGATATTATGGTTGATGGGAACAAGGTAAAGGCATTGGATATAAGGCTAGAAAATGGCGTTTTACGGGCTTTTTACGGTTATTATATAGGTATGTATCCGGATAACTCGATACAGGTGTTTAGACCGGAGGATTTTCACTCATTATATACCTTAAAAATATGAATGCAGTGATAGGTATAGATCCGGGTATAGACACCGGAGGATTGGCTATGATTCCAGAGAACGGGGAGATTAAGGTAATCATGACTCCAAGGATATCTGCTAAGGGAGATATCGACCTTAGGGCTATATCAGGTTTCTTCCTCGATGCCGCGGATAAAATCCAAGAAGAAGGTGGTGGGACGCTGGCGATCGCCGTCGAGGACGTCCACAGTATCCACAACAGCTCGGCCGCAAGTAACTTCACCTTCGGAGGACGGCGCCGGGAACCGAACGCGCTCTTCGCTATGATGGTGGAGATGATGGAACGATACGAATCGCATCCAGATGTCAGGTTCATGTTCGAGGAGGTCCAGCCAAAGACATGGCAGAAGGAGCTTCATACGACAGCCGATCGGGTGTATTCGGCGGCGAAGCTGGATACGAAGGCTACCTCCATCCGATGCGCCATACGCCTTTTCCCTTTGGTATCTTTCGTAAAACCATGGTCAGGGAAAGGAGTACAGCCAACTAAGATACAAGATGGAATGTGTGACGCTATACTTATAGCCGAATATATTAGACGCAAGTTTAAGTTATTTTAATACTATTAAGCGTTTGTTGTATTTGAATTAATATAATTATGATTACATTTGCAATGTAATATAAAGGTTGTTCATTATGTTATTTAAGTGCTTGTCGAAATCATTGAATGAGAAGTTAAGTAAATTAGAGTTAGTTGTTAAAAACGCCGGATCTAATTCACTCTATAATAATATTAAGATAGATGTTATCAATAATCTAGCTTATATTACTTCCGTAAATGCCAAGGTATGTGTTATAGAGAGGCTGGAAGTGGAGTCTGATTCTAACTTCTCTTTCTTAGTAGAGGCAAGCTCTTTCATAAGGTTTGTAAAAAAACAGAAGAATGGTGAGATTAAGATCGTGCTTTCCGATAAGAAGGACAGTATTACTATATACTACGCCTCTGGTGAGTATAGCTGTCCGGCCTTTGACGTAAATACTTTCCCTATGGTATATAATATTCCTGATGGAGGTATTAATGTTAAGATGAATGATTATGTATCGGTCCTTAACAAGGCCAGTAATTATACGGAGATCAACGAGCTTTATCCTTGCATAGAGAATGTGGTCATTGATATTGATGATATTAATATTAATATAGTAAGTACTGACAGGAATACTATTTACAGGTATTTTATCCCTAATCAGGATAAGGTAGAGAAGGTATTTATCCCGGTATCAAACGCCTCCTCTTTATTACTTGATAAACATATAAATAAGTCATTAGATACGTTGTCTATCAAAGTAGATGATACTAGGACTTACTTCTCTACCCCTGATATGGATATGTATGAGATTCACTTTGACGGTAATTATCCTAACTGGAGGTTCGTGGACGAGCATTTTGTCAAAACAAGTACCTATGTCTTTGATAAGGATCTACTCGTCCAGGCCCTCCAGAATAATATCAAGGTAAATGAGTTCGATCATTGTAGATTGATATTCACTGAAAAAGGATGTGGTATTATGTCAGAGAACCCTATGTCTGGAAGATCTTGTAAGGAAAGGCTTACGGCTTTATCGCATAACGGTAATGATATTATATGCGATGTGCTATGTGGTAGGTATCTTGGTATAGTTAAAAGCATATCATGTAATAGGATCGTTATCGAGCATGACCATAAATCTCATTTCAACAAGATTTATGGGGAGGATAATAAGAACGAGTATTTCTTGTCATCATCAATTATTGTTTAATTTTTAAATATATATAATATAACTCCAAATAGTATTAAACCGATATAGTTGTATTATAAAGATTTAATATATCTCGAAAGAGGTCGGGTTATTAGCCTAAGCCTTGAAATAGAGGCTACGTTGGTTGAGAATGATATAGTTACCAGAGGATGTTTACCCAAGTCCTCTGCTCTAAGGTAGATGGTTAAAAGGAGTAGCGTATTTGACAAAACAGTGCTGTCTATAAAAACCTTTTCCAACATTGGCGATGGGTACTTACAGGAAGCAATTCCTGACTTATCCCTCTAACCTGGGATTTACATCTTCCAAGGAGGCTTAAAGGTCTCCGAGGGGATGTATTAAAATGAATAGGTGATTATATATAATTTTACACTAAAAAAAATAGCATATAAATAGGAATTTATAAATATTCTATTTATATTTGCGCTATGTATTTGGTGGAACAACATATAATTACTATTAACGATAAGAGATATAAGGATTTAGATCGAATATGTTTCTTATCCAAGAATCTGTACAATGCGGCTTTGTATATAATAAAGCAAGAGTTTCTTAGTACAGGTAAATGGATAAGAGCTGTAGATCTTAACAAGAAGATGGTAGCAGATAATAACATAGATTATAGAGCAATGAGTGGATCATCCTCCCAGCAAGTTCTTATGGCTTTAGACAAGAACCTAAAATCTTATTTCTCTGCTATCAAGGCATGGAAACGTGATAATAAGAAATTTACCGGCTGTCCTAAATTTCCAAAATATAAGCATAAAACAAAAGGAAGGAACGTATTTTCTTATTCTTACGCACAGTTTAAACATAGAGGAGGTTTTATCTATTTCCCTAAGAAGGAAGGATTACCTCCTTTAAGAACTAATTGCAAGGAAGGAACTGTAAAACAGATTAGATTTGTTCCTAAATCCGATTGTTATGTCATAGAAGTTGTATATGAGTCAATTGTGAAAAAGCAACTTGATGATAACAACAGGATCATGTCTATTGATCTAGGTGTAAATAACCTCGCTTCTATCGTGACCAACGTAAGCAATAAGCCTATTTTGATAGATGGAAGGAGACTTAAATCCATCAATCAGTATTACAATAAAAAAAGGTCAGATATTCAAAAACAATTAAAG